ATAAGAGTAAAAACTTTGTTACAGAAAGAATAGTCCCCAATTATATAACCATTGAAAAAGAGGATTACAAATTTGAAAATTATAAATTTGATCACATACATGTTTGTCTATCACCTCAATATATTCCAAAAAATCACTGGCATTATTTTACAATGTTTATTAATACTTATGAGCATTTTCATGAGAGGGATGCTAGAATAGAAAATAAAAAGTTTGAACATGACTTTCGATATAGAAAATTAGGAAATGAGATTTTACACTAACGTTCAAATGGTTGGAGACAACTTCTTAGTTCGTGGTTATGAAGATGGTAAACACTTCATGACTCGTGAGAAGTTCTATCCAACTCTTTTTGTCAACTCTAAAAGAAAAAGTAAATACAAAACACTGACGGGAGATGTTGTTGAACCTATCAAACCTGGTTCTGTGCGTGATTGTCGTGAGTTTATAAAGAAGTATGCTGATGTAGAAAACTTTGATGTATATGGGAACGAGAGATTTATATACCAATACATATCAGACAAGTATCCAGAGCAGGAAGTCAAGTTTGATATTGAAAAGATTAAATTAGTCACCCTTGATATTGAGGTGAAGTCAGAGAATGGTTTCCCTGATGTAGAATCTGCAGCAGAAGAAATACTTCTTATATCAATACAAGACTACACAACAAAACAAATCATTACTTGGGGTGTTGGTGACTTCAATAATAAACAGAAGAATGTAATTTACAAGTCATTCAGTTCAGAGTATGAACTTCTAAATGCATTCATAAACTGGTGGATGATTGAAGATAATACACCAGAAGTTATTACAGGTTGGAACAGTAAGTTATATGATATTCCATATGTTTGTCGTAGATTAGATCGTGTTCTTGGTGGCAAACTAATGAAGAGAATGTCACCTTGGGGTTTGGTGACAGAGTGTGAAACTTTTATTGCAGGTCGTAAACATATTTCATATGATATTGGTGGTGTATCGCAGTTAGATTATCTTGATCTCTACAAGAAGTTTACTTATAAGGCACAAGAGTCATACCGATTAGATTATATTGCAAGTGTCGAACTTGGACAAAAGAAACTTGACCACTCAGAGTTTGATACATTCAAAGACTTTTATACAAAAGGTTGGCAGAAGTTTGTAGAATATAACATCATTGACGTAGAACTTGTTGACCGATTAGAAGACAAGATGAAGTTGATTGAACTTGCCTTGACGATGGCGTATGATGCAAAGGTCAACTATGAAGATGTATTCTATCAGGTAAGAATGTGGGACACAATTATCTACAATTATTTGAAGAGAAGAAATATTGTCATACCTCCAAAAGAAAGATCTGATAAAGCAGAGAAGTATGCAGGTGCATATGTAAAAGAACCAATACCTGGCAAGTATGATTGGGTAGTTTCTTTTGACTTGAATAGTCTATATCCACATTTGATTATGCAGTATAATATTTCACCAGAAACTTTACTTGAGACAAAACACCCCACAGTTACAGTTGATAAAATACTTAACGAAGAGTTGACCTTTGAGATGTATCAAGACAATGCTGTTTGTGCGAATGGTGCAATGTATCGAAAGGACGTAAGAGGTTTCTTGCCAGAACTGATGGAGAAGATGTATAATGAAAGAGTCATCTTCAAGAAGAGGATGATTACTGCAAAGAAGAAGTATGAAAAGACACCAACAAAAGACCTTGAAAAGGAAATCGCAAGATGCAATAATATTCAGATGGCAAAAAAGATTTCCCTTAACTCTGCTTATGGTGCTATTGGTAATCAATATTTTCGCTATTATAAACTTGCCAATGCAGAAGCTATTACACTATCTGGTCAGGTTTCTATTCGTTGGATAGAAAACCGTATGAACAAGTATCTAAACAAAATTTTAAAAACGGAGAATGAAGACTATGTTATTGCCAGCGATACTGATTCCATCTACCTTAATCTTGGTCCTTTGGTCGAAACTGTATACAAAGGGAGAGAGACGACTAATCAAAGCATTGTGTCGTTCCTTAATAAGATCTGTGAGATGGAACTTGAAAAGTATATTACGAGTTCTTATGAAACGTTGGCGAACTACGTAAATGCTTACGACCAAAAGATGTTTATGAAGAGAGAGAATATCGCAGACCGTGGTATCTGGACAGCAAAGAAAAGATATATTTTAAACGTATGGGATAGTGAAGGTGTCAGATATGAAGAACCTAAACTGAAGATGATGGGTATTGAAGCAGTGAAGTCATCAACTCCTGCACCTTGTCGCACATTAATTAAAAATGCACTCAAGTTGATGATGAATGGAACAGAGGAAGATGTAATTGAATTTATTGATGAGTCTCGAAAACAATTTAAAAAATTACCACCAGAAGAGATTGCATTTCCTCGCACTGCATCAAATGTTCAGAAGTATAAAGCACCTTCTACGATTTATGCGAAGGGAACTCCTATACATATACGGGGTGCATTATTGTTTAATCATTATGTTAAAGCAAAAAAGTTGGACAATAAGTATTCACTTATTAGTAATGGAGAGAAAGTCAAATTTCTTTACTTACAAAAACCAAATGTTATTCAAGAGAATGTGATATCTTTCATTCAAGACTTCCCTAGAGAACTTGAACTTGAAAAGTATGTTGATTACGATTTACAATTTGATAAAAGTTTTGTTGAACCACTCAAAACAATCCTCGATGCAATTGGGTGGAATGTTGAAAAAACTGTAAACTTAGAACTATTTTTTTCCTAATGGAATTACCTATTAATGATAACGATTTAGAAACAATCGTAAATGCTCTTTCTCTTGGAGGAGATGCAAGATTGTATCATCTTTTGAAAGAAGTCAAAGATGTCAGAGATAACAACCCTGACGGACCTTACAAAAAGATATTACGAGATAAAGGAATAACTATTTGACCTTGACGAATTGAGATAAAAATAGTATAATAAAAATAAAATGGATTGTTGGCACTGTGGCACTGAACTCATCTGGGGTGGAGACCACGATTTAGAAGAAGAGTTTTATGGTGAAGATCATGCATATGATTTTGTAACTAATCTTTCTTGTCCTAAGTGTCAATCCTATGTTGAAGTACATCATCGTAAAGAGGGTAAAGAATGGATTTCTTGAAAGAAATAGTAAAAGAGATTGGTGATGATTTTACCAAAGTAGCACAAGATATAGATGAAACAGAAAGATTCATTGATACAGGAAGTCATATCTTCAATTCGCTTGTTAGCGGTTCCATTTATGGTGGTGTTTCTAGTAATAAGATTACTGCCATCGCTGGTGAAAGCAGTACTGGAAAGACTTATTTTTCCTTGGCTGTTGTCAAAAACTTTTTGGACACTAATCCTGATGGGTATTGTCTCTATTTTGACACTGAGGCAGCCGTCAATAAAGGATTACTGGAGTCTCGTGGAGTTGATACGACACGGTTGGTTGTTGTGAATGTCGTAACAATTGAGGAATTCCGAACCAAGGCACTCAAGGCCGTAGATATATACTTAAAGACAGATGAAGAGAATCGCAAACCTTGTATGTTTGTTTTAGATTCTTTGGGTATGCTTTCAACAGAGAAAGAGATTAAAGATGCACTCGATGATAAACAAGTTCGTGACATGACCAAATCACAACTTGTCAAAGGTGCATTTCGTATGCTTACACTCAAACTTGGTCAAGCAAATATTCCATTAATAGTTACAAATCACACCTATGACGTTATCGGATCTTACTTCCCTACAAAAGAAATGGGTGGAGGCAGCGGTCTCAAGTATGCAGCATCTACAATCATCTATCTCTCAAAGAAAAAAGAGAAAGACGGAAAGGATGTCATTGGAAATGTTATCAAAGCAAAGACTCATAAATCACGTTTAAGTAAGGAGAACAAGGAAGTTGAGATTAGACTTTATTACGACGAACGTGGACTCGATAGATATTATGGGTTATTGGAACTGGGTGAGAAGCATGGAGTCTTCAAACGTAAGGGGAATCGAATTATTGTTGGTGAATCTTCCGTTTATCCTTCTGCTATTTTGGCCGATCCTGATAAGTATTTCACGGAAGAAGTAATGGAAAAACTAGAAGAAGCATCGAATGAAGAATTTAGTTACGGAGAGTGATTTTGTTGAGATCTATGATGACTTTCTTTCTGAGTCAACATGTTCTCAACTAATAAGTTTAGTAGATGAAGAGAATGAAAGAATCGAAAGAGATCATAGACCTAATTTTTATCAAAGGAATATAGGTAATCTGCCAGAATATACTAGTCTGTATAAAAAATTTTCTGAGATAGGTATGAAGTATCTGACTGATATAGGATACTATGATGATATATTACCTCAGAGATATGGATTTGAAGAGATGCGTGTTAAAAAATATGATGTTGGAGACTCATTTGACACTCATGTTGATGTATCTGATTATGCATCTGCAAGAAGATGGCTTGCCTTTCTTGTTTATCTCAATGATAATTTTACTGGAGGAGAAACAGAGTTTGTTGACGGTAAAATGATTCATCCTAAGACTGGTAGTGTTTTAGTTTTTCCAAGTTTATGGACATTTCCTCACGCTGGTTTACCAGTGAAATCAGGTACAAAATATATCTTGACTACTTATTTTCATTATATTTAAATGGATCGTATTGAAAAAGTTATCCTAAGAAATTTAGTTTATAACGAAGAATATCTCAGAAAAGTATTGCCTTTTATTGAACCAGATTACTTCAATGATCGGAATGAGAGAGTTGTATTTGAACATATTACTAAATATGCAGCAGAGTACAATAGTTTGATAACAAAAGAAGTACTCCAGATTGAGATTGAAGACAGGCGTGATATCACACAAGATGAAGTCAAGAATATATACGGAACGATAAATGAATTGGAAGATATTGAATGTGACTTTGAATGGTTGAGTGACACAACAGAGAAATGGTGTCGAGACCGAGCAATCTATCTTGCTTTGATGGAATCAATCAAAATAGCAGATGGACAAGATGATAAAAAAAATCGAGATGCAATACCAACAATTCTATCAGATGCGTTATCTGTTTCTTTTAATCGCAATGTAGGCCACGATTACTTAGAGGACTATGAAGAACGGTACGAACTTTACAACAGGAAAGAAAGTCGAATTCAATTCGACCTTGAATACTTTAATAAGATTACAAAAGGAGGTCTTCCAAACAAGACGCTCAATATTGCACTTGCAGGCACTGGGGTTGGTAAATCTCTGTTTATGTGTCATCATGCTAGTTCTGTTCTTTTAGAAGGAAAGAACGTCTTATACATAACATTAGAGATGGCAGAAGAAAAGATTGCAGAAAGAATTGATGCAAATCTTTTAAATGTTAATATACAAGATATCACTGATTTACCTAAACCAATGTTTGAAAGTAAGGTAAATAATATATCAAAGAAAACACAAGGAACTTTAATTATTAAAGAATATCCTACTGCCTCTGCTCATTCAGGACATTTTAAAGGTTTAATTAATGAACTTGCATTGAAAAAATCTTTTAGACCTGATATTATATTCATAGATTACTTAAACATCTGTGCTTCAAGTCGTTATTCAAAAACAGCAAATGTCAATTCTTACTCGTATATTAAAGCCATTGCTGAAGAACTCCGTGGTCTTGCAGTTGAAACTAATGTACCTATCGTCTCCGCTACTCAGACGACTCGTTCTGGCTATGGCAGTAGTGATGTGGATCTTACTGATACAAGTGAGTCATTCGGTCTTCCTGCCACTGCTGATCTTATGTTCGCTCTTATTAGTACGGAGGATCTTGAGGGGTTAAATCAGATAATGGTTAAACAACTTAAGAACCGTTATAATGATCCTACAATCTTTAAAAGATTTGTAATTGGAATTGATCGTTCTAAAATGAGATTATATGACGTAGAACAAAAAGCACAAGATGATATTCTTGACAGTGGACAAGAAGAGGAGTATAATGAACATAAGCAAAAACCTAAAAAATCATTTGCAGAATTTAAATTTTAATTATGTCTGG